ACCCCTGCATGTGCCAGGTACACACCCGAAATTACGCGAATCGACGTAGGAATGACATACTCTTCCTGTACTACGCCAGGACCAGAGACAGTAATCTCGCGCGTATGTAGTTGTTTGCCGGTAGACTCAGCCGGCATCGTAATTAGCTGCTCACCCATTACGGCACCGTATATTCAGACCAGGCAACGTTAGTAATGAAACGTCGCGTATCGGAGGCAGTGCCAGCATCTGGCTGATACAGAACAAGGCCCTGACCAGCAGCTAGTACAGGCTGCTCGTCCTCCTTCCAGGCGCTAGTCGAACCTGATGGTGAGTTACCGCCGACGGCCGTCTCGTTCGCGTAGATCATCCAGGACCAGATAGGCTCAGTCAGTGTGACGACTGAGGTAACCTGAGTAGTACGAATTGAAGCGGTAGCTGCGGCATATGCAGTGTCGGCCTTACGCGGCGTGACTGCTGTACCAGAAGGTGCACTAGTGAAGGTGAAGGCGTTCAGGAGAATTCGCGGAGAGGTAGGCGTGGCGAGTACTGATCCGAGCTGCGACGCGAGATTCACCGAACGTAGAGCTACGATGACAGCTGATCCGATGGGGTTGTAGAGCCACCAGAAGCCCGTCGAAGTACCGTTCGTAGCCGACGCTTGCACGGTATGTGCGCCCGTATGCGCGAGATAGATGCCCGAAGACACCCGCACGGAGATCGGAATGACGTACGGCTCCTGTACAACACCAGGCCCCGACACCGTACGCTCTCGAGTATGAATGGATCGCCCAACAGAATCGGGCGGCAAAGTGATCTTCTGGTCACCCATCAGAAAAGCGCCTGCCCTGGCTCGAGCATCACATCAGTTGATACTGATATGAAATCAACTGCGGTCAAGTCAGGAAGAACCTCCACAATCACCCAGTGGTACTGGCCACCTGTTGGCAAACCAGTTATCGAGAAGTCAATCGTCGTACTGTTCACTCCGTCTGGACTTGTCCGCTGAATGAATGCGTATGACGTACCAAACGTTAGGCCCTTTTCGATTATTTCCTGGCCAGCACCCTCTGTCCAGCCAGTTGGATCGCCCTGATTCCAGTCACAGAGGACCATGAATCCCCACGATCCAGTTACGGTAGCAGTGATGGAATCAGAGATCGACGACCCAGAGTTCTGCCTATTGCCCTTTGTTGCACCGATCGGGTTAGACGGATCGTGCCCTGTAAACACCATCACACGCTGCGCAGCATCACGGAACCCTGACGGTGCCTGATTCGTGATGGTGATCGTGGTTGAAGAAACAGGACCTACAGCCGAGGCTGACCAAATGCCTGCCTGACCATCGACTGTAGGTGTTCCTGTGTCTCGGTAGTCGTAGCCGTCACGTGTCCACGTCTGAGAGGGAGTAGACGCGGCTGTTGGCGTCGCAACGCCTGAACCTGGCTGAGCATCTGCTGCCCACATCGACAGAAAGAGCGGATTATCGGGCGGATCAAAGGATGGGCAGGTGTTCCCCTGGACAGACTGCACCGAAATGCTAGTCGCCGGAGACGAAGCATCCTGCACCAAGCCCATAGTTACGATCCAATCCAGTTAACCCCGGCGAGACCCTTCGCGTTGCCGAAGTAGGCGTACCCGAACGTTGGTGGAGTCGTACCGAACGCAATCCCTGCCAGCGTATTCAGATCCGTGTACGCAGCCCTCAGCAGCGTCTCCTCACCGCTTGTGTACCCCAGCGTCGTGGTAAGGTACGGCGAGTTGCGAGCTGCATCTGCTAGCCACAGCTGTCGAGCTTGCACTACCTTCAGTGCACTGTAGAGGGCACCTGTTTCCAGGCCCATCTTCGTGTCCAGGTCCGCCTTAGTGGTCGGAAGACCTACTGTCATTGCTACCACCCCATTTTTGACTACCCCGTTGGGACGGTTTGGTAACCCGGTGACCTCGGGCCGTACTCCTTACAGCTTGAAGATCCTGTTTACACCCGAATCGAACGCGACGGTGATAGAACCGCCGTTTGTTGCCACTGGAAGACCTGAGCCAGAAGCAGATGCCAACGCCCGCGAGTTCGCAGTCACGATGGCCGCAAGTGCAGACACCGTCACTGACCTGTCGCCTACTGCGCCGACCGCCGTCAGAGTTGCAGTTGCGCCGTTGCTGAAGGTCAGCACGGTACCGTTGGCTAGCGGAATCGTCAGTGGATCGACAACGATCGAGGTCGCGGAGGCTGAAGCCTGTACGGCACAGGTAACGATGCCGCGTCCCGTAGTAAGCGCAACTACACGTGACGTAGATGCAGTACCCGTATCCTTGTAGATGATGTAGCCGTGCGCGTTGTTGCCTGCAGTTACTGTAGGGAAGGTGATGTCTGCGGCATCCGCTACGCCCGCTACCACGGTAGGAGACGTAAGTGTCTGATCAGTACCAATGCGGCAGCCATCAAAGTCATCAAGATTGTCACCAGAAGCACTAGGACCAAGATTGACAGCAACACCGCCCGAAGTATACGCCGCAGAACCAACCGCATTTGTACCAGTAACTGGGTTCGTGAGCTCGAATGTGTTGGCGGCCTGGTTTGCGATCTTCCAGAACCCATTGGCTGCTAGGTTGCCACCGACGTTGAAGATGAAGACGAGATCACCGTTGGTGAAGCCGTGAGCCGTCGCGGTGACTACGATTGGCGTCGCGTTGGATGCGGCAGTGATAGCCTTGACGCCAACATCAGTGAAGGCGACTAGGTCTACCAGCATCGCCTTGAACGTGTTGGTATCCCAGTCAAGAGTGCCGTCCAGAAACCCCTCTCGACCCTTTTCGAACAGTGCATTTACCATTACTCAGCCTCCCGAACGATCGTAACCTGCATTGCCGCGTGGCGGACCCGACGGTGGTAGCGCCTTTTGCCGCGGTAGTCCTGCCTTTGGCGCCGTAGGTGCACCGGGTGCATTGGAACCCGATGGTGTTGGATGTGTAGTAGGATTGTTAGGATCGTTCGGGCTACCCAAGCTTGTCTCCGGAACACCTGAGGTAGACTTGGGTGCTTCCTGGATCATCCGTGCGGTAGATGGATCCGCCTTCGGCAGGTCCATCTCATCGCGGATGTTGTTCTCCAGTTCATCATCGGGGATGATGATGCCCGCGCCCACGAAGTTCCGCACGGCGAACGACAGCGTACGCCAATCCGCCTGCTCACCAATACGCTTAGCGCAGATCGTGGGGTAGCCGACACGCATCCAGTTGTAGTCAACCAGCTCTGGAATCGCGTGCTTATTCAGCACATCCACGATGATATCCGCGATAAATCGCGTTGCCTTGAGGAACATCTCCTGGTCTTCGGCCTTTGTAGGCGTGGCTGAACCCAGGAACGGCGCCAGAATGTTCTGTCGCATCATGTCGTCATGGTGCATCGCGCTCTTCAGTGCATCAACCGGCTGCCCACGGAGCTCAGCGAACATGAACGTCCAGTTCGGCGGTAGCACGATGTGCGCACGGTCGTTCGTCCTGATGTTCCTGCCGAGTTCGTCCGCAGTCCTCTTGTCGTCATTAGTGAAGCCCGGCGGCAGCACGATGATGGGCACACCGATTCCGTGGCGCTCCTTCTGGATGGCGTCGATCTTGTACAGCTGGTCCTTGTAGTACCAGTTCCTCCATGCCGACCGAAGGATCGACATCCCCTCCATGTTGCCGGCTTCCTTGTCATACGAGAAGACAAGAAGCTTACGAATGGGGATCTGAATGTACTGTGCCAGTGCTTCACGATCTGGATCGAACAGTTCAACACCGTCAGGACCGCCATTCAGGTCGTAGAACCACTGATTGACGTCCATAGGGTGTCGAGGAGCAAGCTTACGCCAGACGACCTTACCGCGCGCCTCCTTCTCTGACGTGACGTTCTCCCCCATGTCGTAGACCTTCTCGAACATGTAGTAGCCAAAGTCCATCATCAGCAGTGCTTCGGTGATGAACTGCGGCCAACTCATCGTCATCCACTTCGTCAGGTTCTTCCAGACGAAGTCGGCGACGTTCTTGTCGCGAGTCGACTCTGATGCAGGCTCGATGTACCAACGCGCGGCCAGAACAGGTGTCTTGACAAGACGTAGCGTCGCACGGATGGTCGAGTCCGAACGCCGCATCTTATCGAAGTTCTGCAGACCCTGCTTGCCACGCATGTCGAAGTTGTACTCTCGACGAAGCCAGTTACCCAGCCAGGGCGAGGGACTTGTCGAGCCCAACTCATGGAAGTCTACGTTGTCGTTAGTGGAAGGCCCTGAGAACTCGCCTGCTAGCTGCTTCGCCTCGGCAAGAGTGGACCCATCCGCGGCTTGCAGAGAGGAAGTACGCGGTGTTACGAAGACCAGTGCGGGACCGTCTAGCTCGTCCTTGTGTACGTCCACCAACTGGTAGTCCTTGAACACTGCCTGCAGAGACGAGAACACCTGAGTAGGCACCGCCTCACCAAGGGGCGTACCCTCGCGCACCTCTGGTACTTCGGTCATTGCGGCCCCTTAGGAGGAAGGACGTGTAAAGAGGAGTACCTAGAAGCTCATACCCATGTTGAACGTTGTGTCGTACGACGACTCAGGCGACGAGACAGCTGCACCATACGTTCCTGTTGCCTTAGCAGGCACATACAGACCCGAGTCAGGCTCCCGCGTGTACTGAGCAGCGCGCGCAGGATCGTACAGATCAGCCATGTCAGTCAAGTGGTACGTGATTCCTAGGTCGTAGATGTGTACCAGCGCATACCGAATGGCATCCAGTGCGTGGTCAGCCATCTTCTGACCCATTTCAGGCACGTTCTTGCCTGCAACAGGTTCCTTGGAACGGTAGTTGTTGAACTCCTTGATCGTATTCTGGCAAGTCCAATCAACAAAAAGATGCGGAACCTGCTCAGGCGTGCCATACTCGTCGATGACGCCGCCTGTTTCCCACAACTTCAGGAAGCTCTTGACGCGATCGACGCCCAAACGCCAATTCTGCTTGGCTTCTGGCATCGCATAGCAAGGTGCAAGGTGCCTGGAGATGTACTCTGCTGCCTCTGGATCTGCAGCATCGCCGAATGCGAGGTCTAGGTGGTACCCTTCTGGCTGCGTCCGTCCCTTAAGCTGCCGGACGTGGTCCTCGAGCATGAGGAACGACTTGTAATGCTCTCGCCAGATATAAATTGTGTCATCAGGACTAATCTGGAACTCAATTGCAGCCAGTGGATTGGTGAAGCCCCAGTCAAACGCAATGTAGTTCGGCCACTCGGGGTGGAACTGCAGCTTCTTGATGTGAGCTGTATCATCCCACTCCTCGTAGATCTTTCCGACGAATGACGAGAAGTCTGCGCCAATCTCCTGCTTGAACCATGCTTCGATCTGAGTACGCTGGATTAGCTTGATCTCCGGGTCGTTGCGCCCTCCAGGGTACACGACGGGGTTGTCCCAGCTGGGAAACGTCCACGACTCGTACTCAGGGAAGTCCGGATTCTGCCCCAACATCCAGATGTCGTACAACCAGTTGAAGCCTTCAGGAGTGGTCGGGAAGGTTGCTGAGCCACGCTTATCCGCCAACGAGGGCATGATGAAGCGCTCCCAGGTCTCCTTCTTGTGCTTCGCCGCTTCGGACATGATCACGAAGTCTAGCGACTCACCGACCAAGTTCTCGGGGTGGTCAGCGGAGCGACACTCAAGACGCGTTTGCCAGGGGAACTCAATGTACATCTCCCCCGACCGCTTGTTGTACGCCTTCTTGATGCGCCGGTCGCGACCCATCTGCATGCCGACGATCAGGTCATCCCAGATGACCCTGAACTCCTTCTCCGCCAGGTCGTAGGTCGGCCCTACGATCCAGCCCCTCTTGCGCGGCATGAAGAGCTTGGCCTCTTCATCCTTGCCTGCCATCGTTGACTTGCCGAAACGTCGACCGCAGCATGGTACGCGGAAACGCGCCTGCGAGTTGTGGTACAGCCACTGCTTCGGGTGCGGCTGGTACTTAATCTGCTCGAACAGCTTTCGCTTGTCCAGCTGCTTTACCACGCGCACCCCCTTTGTATATAGAAGACGTACGACGCCAGAAACAGAAGGCGTCTGTCCAACGTACGGGATAACTCACGATCGACCAGTCAGGTTCTGGCTCCGGCGGTGTAGGGTAGGATGTCTTCATCCGCCTGGCCTCGGTCCCTTTCCATCCCAGTGCACCGCGTGTCCTGCAGCTACCATCGCATCCGAGACGTTGACAGGTACGGGCGCAGTGGTGAGTACTTCCGCCATCCACTCGTCGCCGTACTTGTACGGCTTCATGGTGGTGATGTCGACAAGTACAAACTCTGCAACCAAAGCGACGAAAAACTGTACTGCCGCCTTCCCTTCTGGTGTGCTAAGTGCTGGCGCATTGATTCGTGCCAATCGGAGCCTTTGTTCGAACGTCACTGCGCCATGAAAACCAATATCCTTCGTCAGATGTCCTACGAAGGTATCGCCGTCGATGAACCGCGCTACTGTGCTCCCAGGCCAAAACCACGGAACCGCTGCTGAGAAGTTCTTAGTCATGCTGGTGACCAGCAATTCATGTCGTTATGGTTCACCCTCCGCGGCACCGAAGCTACCGTCTGCGCCGAGCCCGCAAGGTTTCGGGGCATGCGAATGTTGACCGTAGTGGAGTTAACGACGGCAGTGATAGTCCCTGGCCGTGGCTTACGAGTAGTGGCCGCCCAGTAGATGACGTGGTGATTCACCTCCGGCGTGTACGGCCTCACCTACGCACCAACCAGACTACAAGCGCGATAATTGCCAAGACGACCAGGATGGTCCACAACATGTCGCGCTCACTTTCCTGGAGGTTGGTTGTGGCTGTGGTTGTGGTTAGGCTACTGCGTCGAACGCCGAACGCCTGTGAAGGTCGGCAGAGCAACCGTCCACGCCAGATGCAGCGCGAGGAACCCGATACCCAGCCAGACAAGGCTGACATCACCCAGCTTCACCGTCAGCGCGTGCAGGAAGAAGCATACGGCCGCGATCAGTGCAAACATGGCTACTCCTCGTCTACAAGGATGATGCGAACCTCTTCCCATTCACGAAGCGAGCTGAAGTCCTCATCAACGTCTACCCATTCCACTATACGGACCCATTCCCCCTACATGGACCTTTGGATCTTGGCGCCTACCCAAAGCAGGATGCCTGCGGCGCCTGCGATGGCGCCTACCACCAGACCCGCCACTACGCCGAAGATCAACATAGCTACCAGATCACCCGCGTCTGCTTCAGCGCCGAGCGAACTGCAGCCACTACCGTCTTGGCAGCGCCCGCATAGGCACCTACCCGAATCGTGTACGCGAACGACGTGTTGGCGCCTGGAAGCGCACCAGCAGGAGTAAGCGCACCCGTGTCGTCGAACGTAGTACCGGACACGTTGGCCATGAACAGCTCCGAACCACTCGTACGACCATAGACATCGTACGAAGTGGCGCCAGGTACTGCCGTCCAGGTGACGCGGTTGAAGTTCGAGACCGAAAGAGTCGCGTTACCCGTCGCAGTAGTACCCGCAGTGCCTGCCTGCGTCTGCCCCGTCCCGGGCGCAGTGCCCGCCGTCCGCGCCACAATGCGGTACGAGTAAGTAGTCGCACCAGTCGTGCCCTGTGGAGTCACGACCGGCACGCCTGGGTTCGCCAGTGCCGCAGACGACAAGATCGTCGCATCCTGACTATGCCCCGCGGCATCCCGGTAGTTCACGGTCTGGTAGCCACTCGTGCCACGTAGCTTCCGGATTACCTTTCCTGCCATCCTCGCGCCTCCCTATTCAAGCAATCCAAAAGCCTAAAGTATTCGCCTATCCAACTGCGGCCCGCAACCCAACTGCGCTCAGGCCCACCCAATCGCGGCAAAGCGTAGCTCCAGTAATCCACAGGGCATTGTCAAAGCGCCAGAAACAGTCGAGCTTGGACTCGTTACTTGCCGTTCGCGTACGTCTCGACGTCGACGATGGTACTTGCGAGCAGCTTCTCCCAGGGAGCCTTGACGGTCGAAGGAGAAACAGGCGCCTTGCCTAGGATGCGCTCTACGACGTAGACAGACGCGCTCAGCCGAACACGCTCGTTCGTACTGCCTGCTGCGAGGGTGACGATCGACTGTGCAGCCATGGCAGCGTTCTCTTCGAAGATGTGCTGCGCCAGGTCCTCGTGAGACATCTCGGGGTGAATGGTGCGCTCCATGGCAAGGCTCTCGAAGTCACCGTCATTGGGCCATTCGGTCATTTGCTACACCTCCTAACCTATAGTATAGAGTATTCCATGTATGGTATGACAACCCCGTCGTATATAACAGTAAGTGTTCCTTCTTCTATTCTATTAACACTATGTTATACATGCTTATAGGCCTTTACCTTTACGGATGCTAACGCTGTAAGCGTTTGGCAGTTTCGGTTTGCACTATGACCCACCGCTACATTGTAACATTCTGTAACACAATGTTTCCTGCCTTCAAATCTTAACCCTCTGGTAACATACCGTAACACAATGTTTGTACCCTTCAAATCTTAACCCGTACGGTTCTTTTGGGATCTTGTAAAATACTATATAATATAGTTACAAGCGGAAAACAAGATCCGCTTCAAGCGAAAGGATCATCATGTCCGAGCTCATTACCGCTTACCAGATCCGTAACCTTCTCAACGCGCGCCTCAAGGAGATCGGCGTCGAGCGGATCGTCGCGGGCCCGCAGCTGTACAACTACTGTAAGAACGGTCTCGTCGACGGGATCAAGCGCGAGAAGATGACGGGGGTTCTGATCGAGCTGGAGAAGGCGACCGAGTGGATCGAGAAGTACCTCGGTAACAACTACCCGGAGGAGCTGGCGGCGAGCGTCACCCCCGACAACCAGATCTCGCTCGACGAGCTCGTCGGGGTCTGATCCTGTAGGATGGGGTACCTCCGAGAGGAGGTATCCCGTCCGGTAAGATCAGGTTCCTACAGAAGGGTACACCATGAAGACCAAGCTCACCATCGCCGCCCTCGGGTTCGTTCTCGGGGCCGCAACCGGGACCACCGTCGCACTGAGCGTCCGGGACACCGGCGCCACCGTGGTCATGCAGGCGGACTGCCACGCCCCCGGGGACTGCGGCTACGGAGACAACGGCAACAACGGCGACCACTAAGTCGGTAGGATGGTCAGCCTCCGAAGGGGGGCTGCCCGTCCGGTCAACTTAGGACCGAACGTCGACGAGACGGAGGAATCGTGACCAACGACCAGCACCGCGAGGCACTCGGGAACCTGCTCACCGCGCTTCGGGAAGCGGAGGTTCCGGACGACCAGGCCGTGGCGTGGTGGGTATACGCCGGCCGACCCAACGAGGACCGCGTGCCCAACTGGCGCCAGCAGCCAGACTCCCCCGAGGTGTACAGCTACTGATCTGGACCGGTAAGGTCAAACAGGTCACGCGAAGTGACCTGTTGGGCCTGATCTGCCCAGGAGAACGGAGGAGTCGTGGAGTTCAACCCAGACGCGGTCATTGACACGTCACAGGTGTTAGACAAGCGCGTGGGGCGTCCCATGTGTGAGATCCTGATCAACCACGTACCGCGTGCTGCGGGGAAGGTGCTCGAGGTTGCGGTGTGGGCGGTGGATCACCAAGTGCCGACGCTGATCGGCATTCTGGGTAAGGGGTTGGTAGTTATCGGGGCATCCTGGATGTTGCTGGGTATGATCCAGCTGTCCGTATTTGTCTGCCGACGCGGCTCAGCCTGACGAGGCCGCAAAGCCGGCACAGGCTTCGGAAGATGAGGCACAGTAAACCACAGGGGCGGGGTAGGCGCCAGAAACCTAGGAAGGGAGCGAAGACGTGAAAAATTCACGACATAAAAGATCTTCGCGGCGATCCCTTGTATGCCTACGGTGGCCTGCGATATACTTAACGTAGGAAGAAAAAGAAAGGAGCGGCATGAGTACTATCAATTACGTCCGAGCTATTACTGTTCCGAAGTCCGCACCGGCTACAGCTTTCCGGAACAACGAGCTGCGGAACTTCGGAGACGTACGTCGAGCGCTTCCGCAGGCGGTACTAGACGCGATCGCGGACGAGCAGATCAGTCGCGGATACTCGCTTCGGAAGAATCCGATCTGCGGAACCTGTCGCGAACAGAGGAGCATCTCAGGATCATGTAACTGCGACTAGAGTAGATCTTGCGGATGCTGTATACTAGGAGGTATGCAGCGTCCGGAGGACCTTACCTAGGTCCCAAACCGAAGGGAACCACCATGTCCGAGCTCGCCACCACCATCGCCGCCGCCGCTCCCGAGGGCGCCGTCACCACCGTCGCGACCGTCACCGCGTACGGCGCGCGGAACATGCTGAACGCGGCCCTGAAGGAGATCGGGGTCGACAAGGTCGTCGCCGGCCCGCAGGTCTACAACTACGGCAAGTCCGGCATGATCGACGGCATCAAGCGGACCGTCATGACCGGCGTCAAGCTGGACGCCGGGGCGGTCACCGCCTGGATCGTGCGGTACCTGACCAAGAACCACCCGGCCGAGTTCGCCGCGTTCGTGGAGAAGACCGCCGCGCCCCAGGTCGACGAGTTCGACCCGGCGGCGGTCCTCGAGCAGGCCGACAAGGAGAACGAGACCGAGGACGACACCAACGAGGCCGCCGACCAGGAGACCGTCGAGGCGTAGGACCTAGCAGGTGGGGTACCCCGAGAGGGGTACCTCTTCCTGGTGGGCCTTACCACCACGTACAAGAGAAGAGGGCATCATGGGCAAGCACGAGATCCCGTTGGGGATCCGGATCCACCGTGCACTCGCGTGCACGCCGCCGGACTCGAAAGGCACCATCTTCCGAGCGGCGGTGAACCAGATGCTCGACGAGTACCTGGAGGAGTCCGAGCACGAGGGGACCGAAGTCTCCATCAAGGACTTCGGCATCTTCGTCCAGCACTACTTCACCAAGGACTAGCGCTCCCGAGCGGCTTGTCCTTGCTTGAAGCGGATACTCATGCAGTCGTTGCAGAGGTGACGCCATGTACCGCCACCCTTCGCCTTAGGGTAGTAGCGGTAGTGGCGCACTGGCCTCAGTCTGTCGCAGCCATGGCATGGTAGTCTGCCGTCTTCGGTCGGTACCCTGGGAGCAGTCTTGTCCCAGTAGGCCAAAGGCATATCCTCTGCCGACACCTACTCGCCTCCGAAGCCTGGGGGCGGGGGTCCGATACGCCGATCGAGTTCCAGCATCTCTCGGGCCAGCTCAGGAGTCAGCTCGGGCGTATCGAAGACCTTGGTCTCGGCGTTGTAGCCTGGCGGGTCCTCATGACCTGCTGCCTCGAGTCGGAGTCGCTCTCGTCGGTACCACTCGGACCAGACCTTCTCACGCGTCTGCTTGTCAGTTCGTGGGCTCCTATGCACCTGCACAAGCTTCTTCCTGCAGTCAATGCAGTAGGAGTCAAGGTAACCATTCGATTTCCGGTAGAAATCGTGGCCTGGCTTGACGAACTTGCATTGATTACACAGGAGGTTACCATCCTTGTCTGGTAAGCGAGGGGGTCGGCCCATTTTCTTGGGTTCTTGACTCATACTACTAGTATATAGTAAGTCCAAGAGGAAGTCAACACCGCAGTAACATACTGTTATATCTCAGTAAAACCATTTCTCGTGAAGGCTGTTTGGAAATTAATAACCTCAAAGCCCCTGGGAGCCAACGAAAGTAACGGGAAGTCAGCCATCCTCTATCTAGATATATAACACTATACAAATCCTACTAGATCTCTTAGACCATCGCAAAAGTAAAGGCATGTAACACATCCTGAGACTTTGCAAATGAATCAGTGCTTTACCTGGGCTTTTACCAGGAGATGGGGACTAGTGACAGGTGATTCTACACCTAATGTGGCTAATATGAGACCGGTGTACTATAGATATAGTAGTAACAAGCAGGCCACCCAGACACACTGTCTCCCCTAATTCAATACAGTTACGAGGTATCGCTGAAATCGATTAACACCTAACGTGTCTGTTACTTTCTCGAAAGTGAACCTAACTACACTATGATATACCGTGCTCAAGATCCTCAAGGATACTATATTATCCCAGTTGAGGCTCTTGAGGTCGTGATATCCTAGTAACCTTGAGGCTACACGGCTAGTGGTAGTAATGATATAACTGTATCCATTGAGGCTAGTTGAGAGGCTGGTAGTATTGATATAAGACTAACGAATAGAACAGAATCGGCCCTGTGGTGATTGGGCACGAAGGAGACCGGAACGGTGGAAAAGAATGGGTCGGAAAGGGAGCGCTAAAAAATTCCAAAAGTGAGCCCTTGATATCCATTTGATCCTAAGATATAATTAACTCAGAAGCAAAAATATTGCGAATAAGTAGCTACGGACTATAGCTACTATACGTCTCGCAATAAGAGGTAACAGTGAGAGGAGGTGAACATGAGTACATTCGACGAAATGCTTGAGGACATGTACGACCTCGATCGTACGGACATGCGCAGGTTGGCATGGGAGCTGTTGCTGGCATCGGACGGACCGAACAAGATCAGCGGTGACGTTGAGGGTTCGGTCGACGTCAGCACCTACGAGGGGGAGCGGAACGAGTTCCTCGGCTTCATCATCTACGACACCACACCGAGTCCCGATCGAGTCCTGAAGCAGGAGACGGGCGGCAAGGTAATGGGCCTGACCAAGGAGAACGGCGAGTAGGGCCCAGGGTGCCAGTGGTATACGTAACTAACGGCCTAAAGGAGGTGGAGAGGAATATGTTCGTTAGCCTGAAGTACAAGGTGGACCTTCCGAAAGAAGGTACCGTAGGGCACGATATGCTGCTCGCGGACTTCTGGGATGACAATCCCGACTACCTGTCAGCTACGGTCGAGCTACACAGCGTCCAGGTCAGTAAGGAAGAGCTGGCACACTTCATGATCGAGAAGTTCCACGGCGGCGACTACACCGACCGCGTAGTACTGATCGAGACGAACGAGTGGGAAGAGCCCGCACCATCCGACATCAAGGAGTAGCAAGATGCGTTGCGAACTCGATCGAATCGTCAACGGTGAGTCGGATGTCTGTTTGGCGCGTCTGACCGCGGACGGCAGTTGTCCGTACGAGGGGCAGCACCAGCACGAACTCGAAACCGCGTTCGAGATGCACGAGCGGTCCATTCCGCCGTTCATGGACTGAAGGGACTGAGGAGCACATGCCCGAAGCAGTCATCAACTACGTCAGGCTCGAGACGATGGACTTCCGCGGGAATCCGCTTCCGCCGGAGGAGATCCACCCGATCACGATGGTCTATCGCGTCGAGTTCGAGTCCGACAAGGACTTCCAGCGGATCATGGACAACATGCCGCATCACACGGGCGTCGTCAGCGTCGAGCAGCTGAAGGCATAGCCATGGACGAGAAGGAGTACGTCGACCCCGAGGGCAAGATGTGGCACACGTGTGGTGATGATCCGCCGCACAAGGACTCGGTCATGGCACTCGCCATGGCACTCCTCACAGAGGCGCACGGATGCACTGACGACTGGGTGCCGATCTTCATGACGCCGAACGGGCGCAAGTACAAGTTCGAGCGCGTGTTCGGAGCGACCGGTGACCAAGAGGAGGTACTGGTCACGCTAGTGCCGATCGACGACGATCAAGCACTGAAGTTCCAGGCAGGCAACTACCTGGGCGAAGGCTTCTAGATCTGATGCGGTAGGATCATCTACGTTTGGACCATAGGTCCGAAGGTAGACGGTCTGGTCACATCAGAGAGGAGGTGTAACATGACTACATTCGATGAGATGGCCGATTACGTCGCAGGACTGATCTGTGATGACGATCGGTTGTCGCAGTTCTGCCACGAGGTTGCTTGTGCCGAGCTAGGAGTACCGCGTCACACGATCTTCGGTGACATGCCGGAGTACATCACGACCGGTGAGCTAGGAGGTCGGATCTTCGAGGACGATCCGCGCTGCACTCGGTACTACGAGCACTTGACGGCAGCGTCCATCAAGGTCGTGCTGAAGGCGCTGGCTTCGTTGCGGCGCTTTCCGAAAGCCGAGTTCGCTGACCCGCCAATGTACCATCCTGTAGCAAATCGACAGTTCACACTGGAGGACCAGGTGGACCTGGATCCTCGACCCGAAGACTGGTGGCACAAGGACCACCGTCACCCGTAGAAGCACGAGGAAAAGTGGACGACGCAGAGCTGCACGCCAACACGCACGTAACAATCGTTGCAGACCTGGACGCCTACGCCGCGTTGCTGGTGGCGGTGGGGCACTTCGACGCAACCTACGAGGGGGAGGACAAGGCTGAACTCAAGGCGGCCATCAGTACCATGCAGTCGACCGTGAGCTAGAGGCCCAAGGCTCCACAGGTTGGCGCGCGTAGGGGATAGTCGAATACTTCTCAAGATCAAACACCAAGATCCTACACAAAGGGTGCATCATGATCCGAATCTGCAGTGGATGTAAGATTCGCAAGCCGATCGCACGCGACGGCCAGTGCCTGGGCTGTGCGGTCAAGCCGCTCACGCCGACCCTCACCGACCTGGTGACGGAGGCCCGTAAGGCATCCGAGACCGTGCCGGCCTGACCATCATGGCGAATCAACCTAAGCCTGGTGCCTTCGCTCAGCTCCTTCTGCGTACCACAACCGAGAAGCAGATGCGCGAACTCATGCGGCCGGCGCTGCGGAAGCAGCACAATGCCAGGTTGCGGTGGCCTGACCGTGTCGACTGCACTATCGTGCCGGATTGGGAGAAGGGACCCAATGAAACCACGCCGCCGAAGCTACGATATGGCAACACGGGCAAGCAAGGACCCGCACAGATGATCGGCGGAGCGTGGTCGTTCGGCAACTACCTCCGCGCGGCGTGGGGCCAACCCGAAGGAAGGTAACGATGGACCTGATGGACAGGACTTGGTTCCAAGTCGCACTGATCGTAGTCGGTCTGGTGATGGTCGTGATCGGGCTGCTCATGCGCCACGGTGTCCTGTAATGCTGGCACTGAGAGTTCTGGAGACATGGATGTTCATCTGCCTGATGGTGATAGCCGTCGTCGACTACGAGAACAACTACCAGTAGCGTAACCTGCACAGGATGCATCGTCTGCAGTTCCTTCCCAAGGAAGGTACATAGGCAAGACGATGCATCCGCTGGAGGTGATGACAATGAGAGGAGGGACCATGAGAAGGAAGTTATTAGTCGCCCATGCTTCGTTGGCCGTTGCAGCCGCGTGCGGTACTGTAGTCGTGGTCACAGCGGTCGACCAACGTCCAGTGCCGCTGGACGTTGGAGCGATTCCGCTGATGCGGTATGGACTACCAGATCTTCTGAAGGTGTACGGAGAAATAACCAATTGCTTCGCACAGCAGAAGGAGACCACGCACGTCACGCTAGACCCGACCAACTGCATCGGGTATCCGAAGACACCGAACAAGCCCTGTGTCGCAGGACCTAACGCGGACAGTGGGTGCTGGATCTACTGCGGCAAGCACCCAGAAGGCTGCGGCCCTAACGGTGTCAGCGGATGAGCAGGCCTTCGTTCATGGAGTTCGAAGTGGTCGAGACCAAGCAGTGCACACGGTGCCAGGTCGAGAAGCCACTCGACCAGTACTACCGATCGCGGACCAATCGAGACGGTCTGTACGGTACGTGTAAGGCCTGCCACGGAGATCAGACGCGTGAAGGACGAGCGGCAAGGCGTAGAGCGCTCGACCGATTAGCAGCACTACATCCGGAAGAATTCGCAGTTCTACTCGAAGAGGAGAGACAACGTGGCTGAACGTACACACAAGAAGCGCATCGAGGACATGCGTGCGAAGTCGGGCGCCCCCGCAACGAGGCGCACCTGCACGCACGCGTTTCGCGAACTCCGCAGGACGAACGCGTGGGAGCGTCAGCAGATCCGCGACGGTCGGACGCCGCAGGAGCAGCTGCACGTGCTCGACGCCCGCCTGGGCGGTGGCTACCAAACCGTTCTCACGATGGGCGGGCACACCGTGCGGGAGCCGACCGCGGGCAGGGAGCGTGCGCGGCTGATCGCTCTGGTCAACGCGCCCAAGCCAGCTACGACTACGCCGAAGACGCTCGCTTCGCAGGGCAGCCGCAAGGCCGCAGCGCGCAAGCGTCAGGTCTTTCCTGCCTGAATCAACGTTCCAACCTGAACCAACGTTCCAACCTGAACGTCGAAGAGACGGAAGGTAGCAGTATGTCCATTTTCTGGCCGAAGAAGAACAAGTTCGGCCCTGGAGGCGGCTACGGAAAGCCAATGCCCACGGGTGCGGGCATCGATCCGTCGATGCTCACACCGCGTGAGCGGGAGATCCTGGAGCAGAACAAGGCCAAGGCGGAAGAGGTCGTAGCTGCCGCGGACAAGCGTACGCGAGTGAACAAGGTGACGCGTACGCAGGCAGCGCGAGCGGCACAGCCGCACACCCAGAACGTGCAGTCCATGACTCCGGCTGAACAGGCTCTCAACTCCTTCATTGTCCAGCAGAACAAGCAGGAGAATGCACGACGCAAGGCGCAGAAGAAGCTGGAAGAGAAACGCAAGAGCATGACTCCGGAAGAGTTGGCGGCGTCAATCAAGCACCAGGCTGCAGTACAAGCACGTGACGCCACGAAGTCAGCCAACAAGGCGCTTGGCATGATCCGCAAGGCGAGTGGACAGGTTCCGAAGAAAGCTAAGGAGCAGAAAGAAGCGATCAAGGCGGACCCAAACCTGTCGCCAGGTCAGAAGCGCAGGGCTGTCGGTGCAGTGAACAGAACGACCAGACAGACGAAGAAGAACCTCGGACAGCAGAGGCAGAACGCGCTGGAACAGAAGAAGACCGCTCGGCAACTGAAGAAGAATCCAGGAGGGAAGTAACAACGGTGGAGATCGAATACCGAGGTCGGAAGTACGACCTCACTGCCGCTGGTGAAGGGAAGAGCATGACGAACCCGTTCAACGACATCACCGGAGTCCCTGGGCAGAATGAGCCGTTGATCGTGGGCGGCTTCTGCACCAAGGAGGTCCTCGTCTACGCGCGTCGGGACGACCCCAATCCGCAACTGTTGCCCTGCAACACGTCGCTCGAGTGGGATAGCGTCGACAGGGAGTGGTACTGTCCCGTCCTGCACGACGTCGAGCGCACCTGCGGCGCGATCACGGGTGAGCTCGTCGACGCAGTGATCGCCTACGCAACCGAGCACTACAACGACACCGACAGCTGCTGGGACGTCGTGATCGAAGCGATGGACCGACACGAGGTGGCAAGAGTACTCGAACGATCCGTGGCGCCGATCCTCACACCCGAGGATGCCATCGCGGCCATGAAGCGCTACAACGAGCCCTACGCCGAGAAGCGGCGCTGGATCGAAGGCGAAGCCTTCTAGGAGGAAGCATGGAGTTACCCGAACCAATCGATTGGGCTGCGGTTGACGCGGAGGTGTTGCTTCGTGCAATCCTCGACCGTCCGAACGGCGACATCCTCAACATCGTGCAAGCAGCCGCAGAGCTGCCCGGGACGCTACACGAGCGCCTGAGCAAGGCGTACCACGAGATCACTGGCAACGACGGAAAGGATGAAGTTATCGGCCTCAGCACCTGATCTGCATAGGACACCAAGGGCCCTGTGGACTTGGTGTCCGGTGGAGGGGAGGTGACAGGATGCCTCGTAAGCTAACGCATCCGGTCTATAGCCAGGGTAGTCGCATAGGAACGAAGGCCGTAGGACAGCCTGGGGCACAGCGAGAGGCTCGACTACCGTATGCGACTGATCCAGAAGAGGCAACTCGTCTTCGACGGCAAGTAGCAAGACAGGAGCTGAGGTGCCGCGACTGCGGACACTCAGCTCGGACGTACCCTAGGGACAGCTGGAACTTCTGCACCGCCCCGGGGTGTAAGTGTACAGGATTCATGCCTATGGAAGAGGAGGACTAGTGGCATTCTTCGACGAAGACGACGCCTGGGCCGCACTACGAGAGCAGCTCGAGCCTCAGGGACCTCGAGAGTTGCTGCGTGCAGACGTCGCGCACATGACTGACCAGGAGAAGATCGTTCAGGCACTGAAGGAGCTCATCGAACTCATCCAGGTGATCCTCGACCGCATCGATGCTCTGGAGAAGAAGACAGGATGAAGATCCGCAAGCGGTACAAGCCGAAGATTCCTTGCTCCATGGAGTGGGAGGCGGACCTCGGTTACGGCGACTCGCACTACTACGAGTGCACCTACCCTGCGACGCACACGCTGAAGTGGGTTGCAGACTTCGGTGGTATGGGCTGGATATGGCACGACAAGGTCTGCGAACTTCACGCGCAGGAGATTCGTACAACAAGCCAGCCAGATCGGGTGTACCGCTTCCGCTACGTCAACGCCCAGGAGACACATGAAGCTCGTATGGGTCGGTGACGGTGACCTGACGCTGGACGATCGTCGAATGCACCCACACGGTTACTGGTACGCGAGAACCGACGACGGTGGGTATGACGGTAGTGGCCCCGATCCGCTGACTGCCGTCTCCAATCTGGTCGCCCAGATCGAACGCGAGAAGCTCAACGACGCCTAGGAGGCATCATGCACCACGAAGACAAGAAGCGTGCGCTACTCAATCTGCTCCTCGACTACGCGCCGAATGCTGCGGCGCAGGCGAAGGTCGCGGAGATCGTACACAAGGCCGAGATGGATGGTATGGACAACGCGTACGTCATCCAGATGCTCGTCGCCACGTTGTACGACGGGCTGACCTACAAGAACTGGCCCTGGTCCTGATGGAGGTCACCAAGGCACGGTTCCTGTTCTGGTGTCCAGCGCACCGGTTCCCACTCGATCGTGTAGTGGACGACTCGTACCTCGCACTGGACGAGGCCGTACGCCAGATCGAAGGTACGGTGAACTGGGAGTTCAACCTAGACGGTTGGACGTGTCCCTCCGCCGTGGAAGACGGCTGTGCGGATAGCTGGCAGGTCCTGATGCAGCCAGCAGTGTGGGCCGAGAAGTACTTCGGGAGTGGGTTCCCGCAGCACTTAGGGGTACGGGAGGAGGAAACGTGAGCCACATCTTCCAGAGTATGCTCCATCCGCACGGATGGTGGATCATACTCGACCTCTTCCTGATCGGCAGCACAGGCACGATCTGCCTAATGATCGCGGACGACAACTGTTAGGAGGGATCGTGAAGATCGAGCTCAAGTTCGTCGTGGAT